CGCGTCGCCAAAGTACTTATTCAGCAGCGTGCTGTAACGCTTGAAGTCCAACGTCAAAGCGAGTTTTCCGCAAAAATCGCCGCAGCAGAGCTGGCCAAAGATCCCGTAAAGGTTCGTGAGCTGCAGGGCGCACAGAAACTTGCCGAACTTGGTATTCAAACCGCACAACAGCTGGAGCTAGAGAAAAACTCTGCCGCTCAGCTAGCAATTGCAAAATCAGCGCAAGCCAAGGCAGATCTTATTCGCCAACAAACCGCACAAGACATTGCCCAAATCGAGCAACGTCGCAAAGAGCAATTCCAAGACACTCTTGCGGGTCTTGAGTATCAACTTGATTACGAACAAGCGACAACCCGTGAAAAACGCAATCAGCTGGAATTAGAGGAAGCAATCCGCAAAGCCAAAGGTCAGGGCTTTACAGAAGATGAGCAAAGGCAGATTGCTGACGCAAAGAAACGTCTTCAAGAACAGCAACGCCCCATACGCCAGTACATGAAGCAGCTGGAGGATTCACTTAACGACACTGAAGGCCAAATTGTCCAACTTGCTCAAGCCATTGAGACGGAACTGGGTTCTGCAATGAGCAATGCCATTACGGGCCTTGTCACTGGAACTCAAACAGTTGAGGAAGCGTTCTCGCAGATGTTCGCCAACATCGGCAAAGCGTTCATCGATATGGCCACCAAGCTACTGGCCCAACAGCTGATCTTGACCATTTTCAAGAGCATCATGGGACCAACCCCTGGCGGTGGCGGACTTCCCGGCTTTGACATGGGAGGCACGCTTGCAGGCGAAGGAATCTTTACAGGGGAAGGACCCTTCAAGTTTCGAGCAGAAGGCGGTCCGGTTTCCGCTGGTCAGCCCTACGTGGTTGGCGAGAAAGGCCCAGAACTGTTTGTACCGGGCAGTAGTGGCAACGTCGTGCCCAACGACATGTTCGAGGCAACCCGCAGTGCAATCGGCGGTGGCGGCGGTGGATCGGCAGCCTTCGACGAAAACCGCGAAGCCTTGAACTCGGTCACCACCCTCAACCGTGAGCGTCAGGTCGAACGCCTGCTGACTTCCGGCGCCACCAGCACCGAAATTCGCTACAGCCGCGTTGGCTCTGGTGACCTGCCCTTCGTAACCGAGGAGAATATGCTGCAGGCAACACGGGTTGCAGCACAAGAGGGCGCACGCTTGGGTCAGGCACGCACGTTGGCAGCACTGAAAAATAATCCCGGCACTCGCCGCTCGGTGGGTATCTGACGATGGCTGAAGTTGCAATTGGCACCTACATCCGCTTTTTCCTCCCAAGCGGCGGTGCCACCACCTACGCCTTCCAAAACTTCCATGTAGGCGAAACCCGAACGTACGGCGGAGTCCCGTACACCTTTTCCGGTTTCGGCTTCACTGGCACGACTGTTTCCTTGGAAGGCAGCAACATCAGCTCACAGTTGGTCTTCGCTGTGAACCAGCTGTCGCTGAACTTTGTCCAGCAAGCAGCGGATGAGCGTTGGGTGGTGCAGATCCGCACGGTTTGGCTGGATCCTGACACCTACGCAGAAACCGGCAACTACACGGACGAGACGTTCCAAATTACGGCCTACCAGCACGACGGAAGTAGGCTGGGTCTAGATCTTGGGAGTCCGCTTGATGCTGTTGCAGGTCAAGCGCCCAGGCGAACGTTGAGCCAGTTTTTAGTCGGCTCGCTTCCTGCCACTGGAACGATTTCTTTCGTCTGATGCTGAATCCCAAAGGCCATCCAATCGCTCTCCTTCCGCAGGATCGTGAGTTGATGCGCCTGCTCGGCATGAGCGAGGCAGAGTATCGCGGTTTTGTCAAAGAGTGCATCAAGCGCAGCCGGATTGAGCCCGGCACGATCACCAATATCGGCATTGACCTGCTGATTCTTTATTTGGTTATTGGCGTGGCGCTTACTGCCGCAGCCGCACTGCTGTTTAGGCCAAAGCAACCAAATAAACCGATTGACATCCGCCAAACATCTGAAGGCGGGCAGAACGTTGTCAACCGAGCGGAGTTTGCACCGAAGGCTGGTTTCGACTCGCTGCAGAACGTCGTCGAGCTGGGCAGCACCATCCCATTGGTTTATGCCAAGCGGGAAACGCTTGATGGCGTGACCTACGGCGGTGTCCGCATCAACACGAATTTGCTGTGGTCGCAAATGATCAGCCAAGGCGGCGGTCAAATGCTCCGCGCCATTTTCCTGATGGGCGAAGGCACGATCGACGAGATTGACGCCACGCAGTTTGCGTTGGGCGACAACATTCTTGGTGGCTATGACTTCACCACCGGCAACGCCGCTTCAAGTCGCGTCACTTTTTATGTAAGCCGCGATGGCGGACGAATTGCAGCAGCTGATCGTGTCGCTGGCCGTAGTGCTGCCAATGATCCAGGTAACGCCGAGAACAGCAGCGGCGGTGATGTCTTCCAGATTCGCGGTCTGAATAACGCTTGGACCACTGATTTCTGTTATGCCTTCAAGCCCAGCACCCAGACAACCTTTGGCGTTTATCAACTGATCGGTAACGGCCTGGGATTCCGCGTCAATCCTCAGCTTCGTCCTGCAGTTGTTATCAAGACCGAGCCAGCCGGTCAGACCGACACCCGAATCAGGTGCAACCCGGATGGCGTAGCCCGAGCGCAGCGCGAAAAGTACAACAACAGATTTGGAAGCCGTTCAGCTGTCACAGCAGGTGGCACGAGTTATTCGATTGGCGACACGATCACCTACACGCTGACCAATAGCAGCGACGCCAACACCACCTTCACTGGCGTACAAGAAGGTCCAGACCACCAAGAATCTTGCCGCGACGTGGCGCAAGCAGTTGCCGGACGGCAGCACACCTGGGACGACTCGCTGACCGTTGGCGACCTGTACAAGTTCGGCACTGCTTTGTTTGTGTGCGAGACGCGCTCCCCAGACAGCGCGGTGTTCTCGTCCGAGATGGATCAAGACCCAATCGGGGGCGGTCAAGCCATCACCGTGACTTTGCGTTGCGTCAAAGCAGGCAGTGGGGGAACTGCTGATACAGGTGCCAGTCGATCAGCCACTGAAGCTCCGCACCTATTCAAAGTTGCAATCGGCAGCTTTGCTGTCCCACGGGCGACGCAAGTTCTTGAGCTTGGATTCCGCAGCACCCTTGGCATCCGCATCGGCGGCCTGTGCAATTTCCGCGATTCGTTAAGCCAAACAGAAATCGACGGTCGCGCCTGCGAATACTTCAACAACAAGACCTACAGACCAGATCAAAGCCTGGAGGTCAGCAACTATCAGTCCGGCACCTTCAGTGGTGCGGAAGTGCGCTACAGCTTCTTCAAGATTGGCTACCGCGAAGCAGGCAGCACCGGCGATTACACCTATTTGGACCAATGCTTTGGTGCCCGCAGTTTGACCCAGCAAGCCACCTACAACTACTTGCGGTTGCAAATGCCATCGGTAGCGCGGTGGGAGTTCCGCATCGAACCGCTGTCTGGCTGGGAAATTCGCACTAGTGCTGCCACTGGCGATCTGGAAGTAATGGATGCCCACCTGAGTGGCACGCGCACAGTCACTTCAGGCACCGGCGACAACACCGTGACAATCGTCTATACAGGCGAACCTGTCTCACGCAACACCAATACTTTCGGCATTGCTGCAACCCGTGATCAAAACCTTGGGGTCCAGCTGCAGGAAGGCAATAGCTACGCCGACAGCTGGGGCAAGTTGGCCGAAGACTTTGTGTTCGAAGAGATCACCAGTTCTGCAACCAATCCAGAGCACGAGCTGGTTTACGTCAACATTCTCAACCCCAACGCCACCACGCCTAACTACGACAACATGGCGCTGGTCGGTATGAACCTGCGTAGCAGCACGGAAGCTACCCAGCTCAACCAGCTCAGCGTTTACGTCAACAAAGGCATCAGCAGCATCCACACCTTCCCTGAGGTGTTCAAAGACCTGCTGACCAATGCGCGGTATGGCGTCGGCTCGATCTTGAGCGCACAGCAGATCGACAACAACAGTTTTACGGAATGCGCCCAGTGGACAAGAGCACGGCGCTATTTCTTTGACGGTGCGCTGTCCCAGCCAATCAACCTGCGCCAATGGGGCAGCCAAACAGCCAGCTACTTCCTGCTGGATCTGGTCATTCGCAACGGCAAGTTTGCATTGCAGCCTGCGGTTTACTTTGACCGAGCCGAACCGATCACCAACCTCTATACAGCGGGCAACATCCTTGAGGACTCGTTCCAGCTGGCGTACGCCGAATCCGAGCAGCGCATCCCCAACCGCGTATCGGTGAAGTGGCGCCAAGAAAAGGAAACGAGCACCGATAGCACCAAAGGCTTGTTCCCTGTCATCCGCGAGGTGACCGTGCGTGAGGCCGGTACGCCTGCAGACGCGCCACTAGAAACGATCGACATCAGCGATTTCTGCACTAGCGAAATCCACGCGATTGACGTAGCCAAATACATCTGCCGTGGTCGCCGCTTGGTCACGCATTCGGTCAGCTTCAAGACCACGCCAACCCAAGCTGCATTGGAAGTCGGGCGCTGCTTCAAGCTGGGACTTGAAACCGTTTCTTACACGCAGCCCAACAACGGCGCAATTGACTCCAACGGTTACATCACTACCACCGAGCCCTTGGCAGATGGCGCTTACACCGTGCTGCTGTGGACTGGCACAACCAACACGATCCAAGAGGTCACGCTCAACGTCAGCGGCGGACGTACCACTCAGTACACCAATGCCGCGTTCTGCCTCAAGCAAGCCAGCGTTGAAACCCGCGCCTACAAAGTGCAGAGCCTTGGCTTTGACGAGGACGGCAACATCCAAGTCGATGCCTTGTACTTCCCATTAAGCGACAACGGCTATAGCGCAATTGTTGACGGCTGGGACGTTGCGAATAACTGGGTGATTGAAGGTCGCATTGGCACCAGCGAGGCAAGCGGCACCACAACCAGCTCTTTTACCGGCGTTTCGATCATCGGACCTGGCACGGTGACAGTCGATGAAGCCGAGAGTTACACAGCACTTGTTAGCGGCGGCACCGGAACCTACACCTACGCATGGAGCGGAAGCGGCGTCACCTTTGGCAGTAGCAGTGCAGCAACCACAACGGTCACGGCAACCAGCGCTGGCGCCAAGACAATTACCTGCACTGTGACTAAAGGCAGTGAGTCCAGGTCAGCCAGCAAAACGATCACCGCTGTGGCGGAAGCGGCAGTCAGCACCATCGGCACTGTGACCATTTCAGGCGACACCACCGCCGCCGTAAACGTTGCCGAGGATTACACCGTCGGTTACACCGGCAAGCCTGATCCCACTGCGGCTGGATCGTTTGTGGTGGGGCAGAGCTACCAGATCGTTTCCGTCGGCACGACCAGCTTCACCGCAATCGGCGCTTCCGCCAACACGGTCGGCGTGGTCTTTACCGCCACAGGCGCTGGAACCGGAACTGGCACCGCCGATGCGTTGTCCGCTGCGTTCACCAGCTGGAGTTGGACTTCAGAAACAACTGGTGCGTCTGCCTCGATTGATAACTCAAGCGCACCACGCGCCACGATTACATTTGGGGTAGCTGGAACGTACACCCTCACTTGCACTGTCAGTTCGCCTTCAGCTAGCGACAGTCCCCAGTCCGATACGCATACCGTCACCGTGTCATGAGCACAGCTTTCCCCGCCTTGACACCAAGCTCAAGGCAAATCAGCCAAGGTCAATACGCCACCAAGCGATTCACTTCAATCGCTGGAACCGGCACGACCCGTGCGTACAGCACCAAGCCTTTTAACGCTGAACTGTCGCTTCAGTTTGACAATTTGACTGATGCTCAAGCGTTGAGTATTGCCAGTGCCTACGACCAAGCGCGTGGCAGTAAGGACGACTTGACTTTGCCCGATGCGTTTTGGGCTGGTATGTCGGAAGAGCTAAAGATTCTGATCGCTGGCACCTACCTCTGGCGATTTGCGGAACAACCGCGACTTACGTCTGTACGGCCAGGTGTGAGTAGTATCTCTGTAAGACTGAGCGGTCAGAGGGACGGCTGATGGCAGTAGTTACTGGTTCTAGT